TAATTATGTAGTCGTTTCTTTAGAGAGAAACGCCTAATTAATAGTAATAATTAATAATTATCCTTTTAAGGGGAATAATTTGGCTAGAAGAGGTAGAAGAACCATTGAGGAAACGAATAAGATAAGAGAAGCCCAAGGGTTGCCTTTGATTAAACGTAAGCCACCTAAGATCAAGAAGAGAAAGAGTGAAGCTATTCTTCCTGTATCTAAAAAAGCACGTCATCAAGAAGTATTAGCAGGAATGCTAAACAGTAAGGGTAAGCGTGTAGTAGATAAGATCCTAGATAAGGCTCTAACAGATGGTGATGACGACCAAATGGCTTGTTTAAAGATTGTGATGGATAGAATACTTCCTTCTGATTATATACAGAAGATGAAAACAAATGGAAATCAGATACAGATACACATTAGTGGTGTAGATACAACTAATATTAACGAAAAGAACGTAATCGAAATGGAGACGATAGATGGCGACGAATAATATGGCGAGTGATGCTTTTAAACGAGCACAGAACTTATTAAGTCCTGGGTATAATAAAATTGATACCTTTGAAGCAGTCACAACGTTATCTAAAGATGATGCACAAGACCTGGCTAGAGCAATGAAACTAGATGCAGGTGTTACAGGCTATGGTAATACTCCGTTTAATGATAATCAAGCAAGTATGGATTCTTACTTTCCTAGTATAGAAGATCAGACAGCAATACCAAGACCTTTGGAAGAAGACCCAGATGAAATAGTATATGAAGATAAATTTAAAGAAGTAATGGAAACTGAAAGACAACTAAGAAATGTAGATGCTGCTCAAAGACTAAGAGACTTTAATGAAGGTATAGATACTGCAGGTAAAGGTATAAATAAAGGTGTGGATTGGCTAGGAGATAAATACAATGAAATATTTGGTACTAATAGTGATGATGACGATAGTAGCAAAGCAACGACAGGCATGCCTCCTGATGCACAAAAAGACTTTATAACCTATATGGACTTTTTAAAAGAAGAAGAGGATTTTAGGGCAACTCCTTATAGGTTAGGTGAAGAAAAACAAAATACAATAGGATATGGTCACTATGGAACTGATGTACAAGAAGGTCTTAATATAACTAAAAGACAAGCAAACAATATTCTAAGAAATGATATAGAGACACGTTTGCCTAAGATTAGAAAAGCTATACCTCAATTTGAAGATCTTCCAATAGATGCTAGGAAGCACTTACTAGGCTCATGGTTTAGAGGATCTCTTTCAGGTTCTCCAAAAACACTTGCGTTAATTAAGGCTCGTAAGTATAAAGAAGCAGCTAAAGAGTTTTTAGATAATCATGAGTATAAAACAACTAAGTTTGGTGGTGTTAAAAAACGAATGAGGGCAACAGCTCAAGCCTTACGTAACCTGAAATAGATGACAGATTTAAATGTAAAGCTTCATGAGAAACAACGTGAAGTATTTGATAATGATACACGATTTAAGATAGTAGCAGCAGGTCGTAGGTTTGGTAAATCCAGACTTGCAGCTTGGCTTCTCCTTATTGAAGGACTACAATCTAAATCTAAAGATGTCTTTTATGTAGCACCTACATACCAGCAAGCTAGGGATATTATGTGGGGTGTACTAAAAGAGTTAGGGCATGAGGTTATAACTTCTGCACATGAGAACACGTCAGTGTTAACTCTGGTTAATGGAAGAAAGATATACCTTAAAGGTGCAGATAGACCTGACACACTACGTGGTGTAGGGCTCTCATTTGTGGTTATCGATGAGTATGCTGATATTAAACCTAACGTATGGGAACAGATCTTACGACCAGCACTAGCTGACGTACAGGGTAAAGCTCTATTTATAGGGACTCCTAAAGGAAGAAACCATTTTTATGAGTTATATAAGTATGCAGATATGGACAAGGATAAGGATTGGAAGGCTTTTCACTACTCATCCTATGATAATCCACTAATACCTGCTAGTGAAATTGATGCGGCTAAGAACTCTATGAGTTCGTTCGCTTTTCGACAAGAATTTTTGGCTTCATTTGAAGCAGCTTCTAGAGATATATTTAAAGAAGATTGGATACATATAGAAAGTGAGGAACCGAATGAAGGGAATTACTTTATTGCAGTGGATTTGGCAGGCTTTATTAAAGTTGATAAAGATGCAGGTAATAAGAATAGTAAACTTGATGAAACATCTATTGCAGTTGTTAAAGTACACAATGATGGTTGGTGGGTGGCTGAAATTAAGCATGGTAGGTGGGACATTAAAGAAACTTGTGAACAAATATTTAACTTAGTTCAAGAGTATGAGCCTACTAGAGTAGGTATAGAAAAAGGTAGTTTAAAAAATGCAGCACTACCTTACTTAATGGACTTAATGAAAAAGAATAATACTTACTTTAGAATAGAGGACTGCACTCATGGAAACCAAAAGAAAACAGAGCGTATTGTTTGGGCACTACAAGGAAGATTTGAACATGGGAAAGTTACACTTAATTATGGTGACTGGAATAATGCTTTTATTGATCAACTGGTTAATTTCCCAAATAGCCAGCTACACGATGATCTAGTGGATTCACTAGCATATATAGATCAGATACAGATAACAGATACAGTCTTTGATGATGTAGAAGAAGATTATGAAGTTCTTGATGTAGTCAGTGGATATTAAATAAGGAAAAAAACATGGCAGAATATGCAGCACCATCGAAACTAGTTACTTGGATACAGGGTCATTGTACTGATTGGAGAGACAATCGAGATGATAACTATTTAGAAGCTTGGAAAGAATATGAAAGACTATGGCGAGGAGTCTGGCATGCCGAAGATAAAATGCGTGAGACAGAAAGAAGTCGTATTGTTTCCCCTGCTTTACAAGAAGCTATTGAAAACCATGCTTCTGAAATAGAAGAAGGAGTTTTTGGTTCAGGAGACAGCCTATTTAGTATTGATGATGACATGGCAGATAAACAAACTGCTGATGTTCAATACTTACAAAACTACATGAAAGAATGTTTTAAGAAGAATGGTCTTCGTAAATCTGTAGGTGACATTATATTATTGTCTTCTATATATGGTACAGGGATTGGTGAAGTAGTTCTTAAAAAGACAAAAAACTTAGTCCCAGCTACTAAAGTTATGGATGAGTTAGACTCTATTGCTATTGGTACTAGGTCTGAAGATAAAATAAGTATTATGTTAAATCCAGTTAGTCCTCAAAACTTTCTAATAGACCCTAATGCTGTAAGTATTCAAGATGCTATGGGCTGTGCTATTGAAGAGTTTGTATCTGCACATAAGATAGCAGAAAACATGGAATCTGGTATATATTTAAAAGCAGATTTAGGTGGTAATGCTACCTCTGAGCTAGACTTAGAAGAATCTTGGATAGATGAAGAGTATGACCAAGACAAGGTTAAAATTCTTAGATACTATGGACTAGTACCAGAAAAACTAATTGATGATCCAGAAAGCATGTCAGTAAAAGATGTAATTGAGGGTGGTACTGACTTATTAGAAACTTATGGTAACTTAGTAGAAGCTATTGTAGTTATTGGTAATGATAATGTTCTTCTTAAAGCAGAACGCTCTCCTTACATGATGAAAGATAGACCTTTAGTAGCTTATCAAGATGATACTGTACCTAATAGATTTTGGGGTAGAGGAGTTGCAGAAAAAGGTTTTAATATGCAAAAGGCTTTAGATGCTCAACTACGAGCACACCTAGATTCTTTAGCATTAACTACAGCACCTATGATGGGTATGGATGCTACACGTTTACCTAGAGGAGCTAAATTTGAAATTAGACCAGGTAAAACTATTCTTACTAATGGTGCTCCAAGTGAAATCCTTATGCCCTTTAAGTTTGGTGTAACAGACCAAGCTAATTTACAGACAGCTCAAGCATTTCAACAAATGTTGTTACAAGCAACTAATACATTAGATACAGCAAGTGATACTAAACAACCTACAGGTGGTGAACTATCAGTAACATTAGCTAGTATACTTAAAAAGAATAAACGTACTTTAGTTAACTTTCAAGATAACTTCTTAATACCATTTATAGAAAAAGCAGCCTATAGATTTATGCAGTTTGATCCTGAGCACTTCCCAGTAGCAGACTATAAATTTGTAGCTAACTCATCTTTAGGAATGTTAGCCAAAGAAGTAGAACAGGTACAGTTTATTAACTTACTAAAAACATTAGGACCTAATTCACCTATATTACCTCTATTACTACAAGGTATTATTAAAAACTCTAGCTTACCTAATAAATCAGAACTAGAAGCTACTTTACTACAAACAACACAGCAACAACAACAACAGAAAGCTCAGACTTCTCAATTAACTATGGCTCAAGCTCAAGCACAGATTGCTCTGCTTAATGCTGAAGCTCAAGAAAATACAGCACAAGCTCAAAACTATATGGTAGAAGCTCAGATGAGACCTCAAGAAATACAAGCTAAATTGATGACAGCTTTAGCTACTAACTTGCCAAGTGAAGCTGATGAACAAGAACTAGAGTTTAAACGTAGAGCTAAGACAGCAGAGTTAATGTTAAAAGAGACTGAACTAGACCTTAAACGGCAAGATATGATAGACAATAAAGATATAGTTAAAATGCAAATGATGAAAAAATAGCTTGACTTTTAAAATTAAATATGGTATAATATTAGTATGGTAGAAACTGAATTAGAAAAGTATTACGAAAATAGATTTGATATGATGGCAACTGAAGGATGGAAAGACCTTATAGAGGATGTTCAAACTTTATATAATCAGTATAGTAATATAAGTACTATAGATGATGATAAGGGACTACAGAAACGTAAGGGACAATTAGATATTCTTAATTGGATACTTACTCTTAAAGATGTTTCTGATCAGACCTATAAGGAATTAAATAATGAAGATACTATTTGAATTTGAGTGTACTAAATGCGGAGTCTTTGAAGAAATCGTAGAGTACTCTAAAGAACTAGATTGTCCTACTTGTGGTAAGGTAGCTAAGAAAATTATAAGCACACCTGCAATACACCTAGAAGGATGGTCAGGATCTTTTCCAGGAGCTACGGCTAAATGGGAAAGAAAACATTGGCAAGATGCACGTCAAAAAACCGCAAAGGCTGCTGAGGATTAGTCTCCCCAGTTACCTTCCTAAAATGCTTATCGCACAGGAGAAATGATATGGCTGATATAATAGATGAAGTTGAAGATGAAGTAATTGAAATTCCAGCACCTGACATTGCTGTAGAAGAAGGACAGGTAGAACGTCAACTCGATACTGAGTTAGAATCTATTCCTGAACCTGCAGTAAAAGAAGTTGTAGAGGATGAATTACCTGAGAAGTATAAAGGTAAATCTGCTAAAGAAATTGTTGAAATGCACCAAGCTGCTGAAAAGCTAATTGGTAAACAAGGATCTGAAGTAGGTGAACTTAGAAAGGTAGTTGATGACTTTATTCAAACACAAACATCGAAAGAAGCACAGACTACAGAGACAGAGGTAACACCTGAAGACTTTTATGATGACCCTGCAAAGCATGTCAAGAAAGCAGTAGAGAACCATCCTGCAATAAAGGAAGCTCAAGAACAAGCCTTACAAATGAAGAGAACATCTACATTAACAAAGCTTAATTCTGAGTATCCTAATCTAGAGCAGATAGTTCAAGATCCTGATTTTGCAGAATGGATTAAAGGTTCTAAAGTTCGCTCTGAATTATACAATAGAGCTGAAATACATTTTGATTATGATGCAGCAACAGAACTATTAGGCAACTGGACTGATAAAAAGGAAAGAGTTGCTAAAGTTGCTGAAACAACTAAAATTGATAAAGACAATCAAATGAAAGCAGCTAGTATAGGCAGTCAAGGGAGTAACGAACCTGTCTCAAAAAAGAAGTATCGTAGAAGCGATATTATAAATCTTATGCAACATGATCCTGATAAGTATGATTCTTTATCTGAAGAGATAATGTTAGCATACCAAGAAAACAGGGTTATTTAATTAAACTTTTTAGAGAGGTAATATAAAATGGCTTATCCAACCCCCCAGGTCACTAAGACCACAGCCGCAACCTTCATCCCTGAAATATGGAGTGATGAGGTAATTGCATCATACAAGAAACATTTAGTAGCAGCAAATGTATTTAAAAAAATGTCCTTTAAAGGCAAGAAGGGAGATACAGTAAATATCCCTTCACCTGCTAGAGGCTCAGCTTCTGTTAAAGCAGCATCAACAGCAGTTACATTGATTGCAGCTACAGAAACTAACATCCCTGTACTAATTAACAAGCATTATGAATACTCACGTTTTATTGAAGATATTGTTGAAGTACAAGCTTTATCATCACTTAGACGTTTTTATACAGATGATGCTGGTTACTCACTAGCTAAACAAATTGATACTGACATGGTTCAATTAGGTAGAACATTCAATGGTGGTGCTGCAACTGCAGCTTACACTGCTGGATTAGTTGGTGGTGATGGTACAACAGCTTATGTTGCTGGTTCTAATAACCAATCAGCATTAACTGATGCAGCTATCCGTAGAACTATTCAACGTTTAGATGACAATGATGTTCCTACTGAAGGACGATTCTTTATGATTCCTCCATCAGCTAGAAATACATTAATGGGTCTTGATCGTTATACAGCTATGGACTTTGTTGGTGAAGCAGGAAATGCTAACACAATTAGAAATGGACAAATTGGTAACCTTTATGGTATGCCAGTATATGTTTCATCTAACTGTGATACAACTTCTGGTTCAGCTAATGCTCGTGTTGCTTTAATGGGTCATAAAGATGCTGCTGTTCTTGTTGAACAGTTAGGTATTAGATCACAAACACAATACAAACAAGATTATTTAAGTACTCTTTACACTTCAGATACACTCTATGGTGTTAAAGAATTACGTGATAACTCTGCGTTTGCATTAGTGGTACCTGCGTAATACTGATTCCCCTCTTCGGAGGGGATATCTTTATGCTTACTTTATGAGTAAGTATAAATATATAAATTAATTAGGAGATTGTTATGGTAACTTTCAAATGTGTAGCTTCAGGAAATACTGTTTCATTTAGTTCAGAAATGGATATTAAAGAAATGAAAAAACATGATGGATATGTTGAAGTACCTAATAAAGAAAAAGAAGTAGAAAAAAAAGAAAAATTAACTAAATCTGCAAAATAGGAAAATATAATGGCTATATTTAGAGGGGTAGGTGGTGCTGGAGATGCAACAACTGATGCTAGTAGTGCATCCTCTCTAGCTACAACAAAAGCAGCAGAAGCGGCAGCTAGTGCAGCAGCAGCTCTTATTAGTGAGACAGCAGCAGGAGTTAGTGCTAACACAGCAGCAGGTTATGTAGATACTTTTGATGATAAGTATTTAGGGTCTAAAGGATCAGCTCCTACAGTAGATAATGATGGAGATGCTTTAACAGATGGAGCTCTATACTTTCTTACTACAACTAATATTATGTATGTTTATGACCTAGCTACTACAACATGGCTACAACTAACTTTAACAGATTCTAATCAAACTAAGGTAAATACTGTCGCTACTAATATAACTAATGTTAATGCAGTAGCAACTAATGAAACAAATATTAATGCAGTAAACACTAATGCTACTAATATCAATACTACAGCAACTGGTATAACTCCTATAACTACAGTAGCAACTAATATAGCAAGTGTTAATACAGTAGCTACTAATGTAACCGATGTTGTTACTTTTGCAACTACTTATCTTGGAGCTTTTAGTAGCAGTGCCATTCCAACTACAACACAAGAAGGAGCTTTATACTGGAATACTACAGTTGACCAACTATATATCTGGGATGGATCAGCATGGAATAATGCGGCTTTTGATGTAACAGGAGCAGTAACATCTTTTAATACCCGTACTGGTGGTGTAACCCTATCAAGTAGTGATGTAACAACAGCACTAGGTTTTACTCCTGCGGCTGCTTTAGGATTTACTCCAGTAACTAATGCTAGAACCCTAACAGTCAATGGAGAAACCTATGACTTAACAGCAAATAGAACTTGGACTATTGATGCAGATGACATACTACCTTCACAAACAGGTAATAGTGGTAAAGTTTTAGCAACAAATGGATCTGTTTTATCTTGGGTAGTAGATGCTGCAGGAGCAGTAAGTTCATTTAATACTAGAACAGGAGCTATTACGTTAACTAGTGGTGATGTTACTTCAGCTTTAACTTATACACCTGTTAACCCTTCTACTATAAGTTCTTTTGGTGCTACTCTTATTGATGATGCAGATGCTGCAGCAGCTAGAACAACATTAGGTTTAGGTACTGTAGCAACTACTGCTTCATCCGCTTATGCTACTTCAGCTCAAGGTACTTTAGCTAACTCTGCATTACAACCTGCTACTATTGGATCGACTGTACAAGGCTTTGATGCTGATACTGCTAAAACAGATGTAGATCAAACATTTACTGGAGCACAAAGAGGAACAGTTACTACAGACAATGACTTATCTTTTGACTTAGGTGTATCTAACAACTTTTCATGTACACCTGCTAGCACAGGAACACTTACTTTTACTAATCACACAGCAGGTCAATCAGGCTATGTCTTACTAATCAACTCTGGTGGACATGCTATTTCAGCAGCATCTACTACTAAAATAAATGCTACTGATTTAGCTACTATTAGTGTAGCAGGAACATACCTTGTATCTTATTTTGACAATGGCACAAATGCTTACTTAACAGTAAGTGCAGCTTACGCATAGGGAGTAAATGGGAATATTAAATAACAGTAACGCTATATCAACCATAAGTGGTGATTATACCCTAGAGAACAGCTTACGCTTTCGTGCATCTGCTGATGCGTATTTAAGTAGAGCAAATGGTTCTACTGCTACCCTTGCTACATCTGGAACAATATCTATGTGGGTAAAAAAACCTAGAAATGGCTCTAGGGAATACTTAATGCAAACAGGGAGTGGAGCAGGAAACAGCAATCACTTTTCTTTATTTTTTACTAATTCTACAGCTGATACAATAAAAGTAGGTCAGTATAGTGTAAATGCTTATATAAACTCTACTAATCTTTATAGAGACTCTTCTGCATGGTATCACATTGTAATGGCTTTTGACTCTACAGAATCTACAGGAACAGATAGAGTTAAAATATATGTTAATGGAGAACTAAAAACTAATACTAGTTCAGCAGGTGCAAGTTCTAATTTTGCTATAACTAATAATGGGCAAACTATATATATAGGAAGAGAGTCTGGTTATCCTTCTGATACTTATATGTCTGAAGTTCAAGTTATTGATGGGCAAACACTAGCAGCAACAGACTTCGGTGAGACTGACAATAACGGTACTTGGATTCCTAAAAAATACACAGGGTCATATGGCAATAATGGATTTTATTTAAAGTTTGATGATACTTCTAGTGTAGCTGCATTAGGTACAGACTCATCAGGTAATGGTAATGATTTTACACCTACTAATATATCACTGACTGCTGGTGTAACATATGATTCAATGCCAGATGTACCCACGCTAACCGATGAAGATACGGCTAACTTTGCTACAAGAAATCCTTTGGCATACTCGCCATCAATGACC